GATGACGGCGACTGCCTGACGTAGGCGCCACTCGGCTTCATTGACGGCGATCATTTCGATGCCGGCAGCGTTCTCGCGGCGCTCACGCTGCGCGTCGAGCCACTGCCCGTCGCGAGTCTCGGGGGCGTCAAGGATGCCGTAGGCGGTCATGGCCGCTGCTCCGTGAGGATGCGAAACGCCATGATCTTCTTTTCCGGCGCGACCACGGGACGACCGCTCGGGCCGATTTCGAGAACGCCAGCTAGCGCCGAGATCATGGCGGTAAAGATTTTTTCTTTGGCGTCGGCGGCGGCGATGGCCCTGGCGGCGGCGCTGGCGGCGGCGTAGGCGGCGGCGTAGGCGGCGGCGGCGCTGGCGGCGTAGGCGGCGGCGTCGGCGGCGGCGTCGGCGGCGGCGCTGGCGGCGGCGTAGGCGGCGGCCTTTCTCGCCTCAATCGCCAACAAATGAGCCTCGACAAGCGTTCCCTTGAACGCCCTCAGTTTCTCAGCCCATACCGGCAGTTTCGCCGCATCCAAAGCGATTGGCGCAAAGACGCGGATCGCCTGCCATGCCAGATATTCGGCGCGCTGCTGCTCATGTTCTTTCGAACGCGTGCCCACGAGACGCGGGATGAACGGCACGAGCTTCTGGCGCCAAGCATCCGGCAGACTGTCGTTGATGCGCCGAGCGAAGGCACCAATCACCGGGCACGCACATTGAGGCGCGTCCGAGTGTTTCTCGCCCTCCATCCATGCCACCGCCTCCATAAGGCAGAGGCCTTGCTCGGCTTTCTTGTGGGCGCCGGCCTTTAGATTGAAGATTGTCAGGTCGTTGAGGTTCATGTCGTTACTCCGCGAGTTTGGAGAGGATGGAACGGGCTTGTTTTAATGTTTCGGCAAATGCCTCGGATTTGTAGGCATCGTCACGCTCAAATCCATCGTAGATGCCGACCTCCGCATCAAATGCGAGAATGTTCGCGAGCGCCGCCACCAGCTCGTCATGGGCGTTGACGGCCTTGATGATGAAGGCGGCGTTAGCGCGCTCCCTATCGCTGACGTGATCAATATCTCTTGAGAAGCGATCCAGACTGATCGATGCCACGTCGTGTCTCATCCCGCGTACGCTGTCGCCGGGCATGATTACAAAAAATACAAATCGGCCCTGCTCATCTTTGCCTAAGGTCAATTCCCAAGGCGTCCTCGCGTGCTCTGCGGTCATCGCGCACTCCCTGTTCGCGCTGGGCGGGTTAGGCGGCGGCTTTGAATTGCAGCCGAATGTGAGCCGGAGCACGCGACATCACATCCGCGTAGACCTTGGCGCGTTCGGTTTTCAGCGCCGGGCTTTTCGCGTGAGTGAGCAGCGCCCCCAACCGGTTGAGCTTCGACACCCACGCCCGATCTTCATTGCGATAGATTGCGTAGGACCGCCGCGCGCCGCGATTGTTCTTGCGCTTCGTGCTCCGCGCTTGGTTGGCTTTGCTGTTGCCGCCGACTGCCATCGTCGTCCTCCGTGCCCTTGGTGCTGGGCTGATGGCCGCACTATGCACGCGCCGCCAAACCTGTCAATACACTATTTGCGCTTGACACATATTTTCTTTCATGCACAATCACCGCATGACACCTCAGCAACGCTGGATCAAGAATCATCCTGAAGAATATCGCGCGATGCGGGCGCGTTGGCGGGACAAGAACCGCGACCGGCTGCGTCGATATAATAAGCTCTATCAACGCAAGCGCCGGGCCAAAATGCGGAACGGCAAATGAGCCTCATCTTCACCATCCCCATGCCGCCGAGCGTCAATTCCATCTGGCGCCAGGGCAAGCGCAAGGTCTACCGCAATCCACAATACAAAGCGTGGATGCACAGCGCGGCATGGACAATCCGTTTTTACTCGTGTCTACACGATCCCCTATCTGGCGACACCTTCATCGAGATGAAATTCGGTCCTCGCAATAAAAAGGCCGATCTCGACAATCTTTTGAAGGCGACGATTGACGCGCTCGTGCAGGGCGGTGCGATTAAAGATGACCGATACGTCAAGAAGCTGACGGCAGAATGGGCCGATGTCCAAGGCTGCCACATCAGGGTGAGCGCGATATGACCGACGATCTTTTATCCTGGCGCCCTCCGGTCCCTCCGATCTACGATGGCGCTACATACAGTCAGCAGCGCGACGGCAAGCGCCTGAACGCGCAGTGCCAGAAAGTCTTTGACGTGATGAAAGACGGCCAATGGCGCACACTCAGGGAGATATCGGATATGACGGGCGCGCCGGAGGCATCGGTGTCGGCTAGGCTCCGCGATTTTCGGAAGGTTGCGTTTCTCAGCGCCAAAGTCGAGCGCGAGTTCGTGCGGCAAGGGCTGCATCGGTATCGGCTGGTGGTGCCGTGAAAGACGTTGACCTCATCAACGCAATTCTTCTCTGGCGCACTCGGCACATGAACACCGCCCAGATCGCCCGAGAGCTGCGCGTCGATGAGAGCGAAATATGGGCGAAGCTCGATTGCTTCCACCCGAATGAAAACCTCGGCGCCCACTTCGCGGAGGCCAGCCGCGTGATGAAGGATATATCGTGCGCGAAGAAATCATAGGCGAGTGCAGGCTGATCCTGGGCGACTGTCGCGAGATTTTGCCGACGCTGGGTAAGGTTGATTGTGTGGTTACGGACCCACCGTATGGCGTAAATTATACAGGAAGCGCAACTCGCCATTCCAATATATCTGGCAATGGATATATCTCCTTTGAAGATTCGCCTGAGAATATTGAGCGCATCTGCGTTCCCATTATAAAAACGGTCATTAAAATGGCAAAGCGCGTATGCCTAACGCCGGGCATTCCGAATGCCCGGCGTTATCCAACCCCCGATGGCGAAGGCGTTATTTGGTATCCGAGCGGCGCTAACAGGGGGCCGTGGGGGTTCGTTACCCATCAGCCTATATATTACTACGGCAAATGTCCTTTTCTCGCCAGTGGGCGCGGCTCTATGCCTACAGGGTTTCAAACGACTGAGCCCGCCGAGGAAAATGGCCATCCATGTCCCAAACCAATTCGTCAAATGAGTTGGCTGGTTAAGCGCGCCAGTCTTGAGTGCGAGACCGTTTTAGACCCTTTCATGGGCAGCGGCACCACGGGCGTTGCCTGCGTCAAGCTCGGACGCAAGTTCATCGGCATCGAGATCGAGCCCAAATATTTCGACATTGCGTGCAAGCGGATTGAGGCGGCTGTCAAAGAACCGCGTCTGCCGCTGCCCGAGCCGAAGATGAAACAGCAATCGCTACTGGACGACACGCGATGACATGCTTCGTTGGCCGCCCGAAGCTAGCCCTGGCCCTGTCTAAACCGCATCGCCAAGCCATTTTAAGGGCTTACCGTGAGCATTCCGCCGGGGAGGTGGTGCTGATGTTCAATCTGCGGGGCAAAAGCACGGTCTACGACCTCGCCTACCGATCCGGGATGCACAAGATGAAACAGGGTCCGAGGCCGAAATGAAAGCCGAGATCACGATCAAGAAAGCCCTGCACCGCAGCTCGCCAGAGGATCGGTTCAAGCGCCTGATGGCAGACCAGCGGTATCCTGATACCATTCTGAAGCCGACGCTCCAGGTTTATCGCGAGAGCGTGCCAGTGGAGTTTAGGGAGATATGACCGACCAAATACTCCGCGAATACGATCTGTTCGGCCTCCGCGTGGCAGAGGCTTGGGGCATCACGCGCCGAGAGCTTTGGGAGATGTGGAAGGCGCGGGAGAAGCGGCGCTTGGATGGCAACAGGAACGAAACGGGCCTTGACCTAAGTTAGTTTTTGGTGTTTACAAAAACGAATGGCCCGGGGAGTTAGACACTCACCCGGGCCGGGATTTCGATGGACCTGGCAGAACATCGAAACCCGAAGTCCCAAACGTATAACCAACATAATAGTTCCTGCCAAGCCTCGCGAGGGCGTTGACGACTTAGCTGGCTCGCGGGCTCAGATGTCGGGAACCAGGACCGCCGCCCGACAGCCTCGGATCGTAAGGTGCGAGAGGCAGCACGGGGTGGGGTTGTGCGATGGCCCCTGATCAGTTGGCACCGACTTGCGGATGATCGTCACCAATCCGCAGGGCCTGATGCGCGGCCTCGTCCGAAAGGGTCACGCAGGCATAGACCTGACGCGATGTAAAAATCGCGGTAAGTCGATCTATGCCTTCGCAACAGCCTGAACCGAAGGGTCATGAGTGTAGTAAGAAAGATCAGTAAGGAAGACTGGCGGAGACTGACGAAAATCTGTGGGATGTTCGGCAGCAGTTTTGATGGTGAAAGGGCGTCGGCGGCAAAATTGGCCACGGACATCATCAAATCCTACGGCCTTACTTGGGAGCAGGTGTTCGCGTCATTTTTGGGACCACAGCCGATTGACGACATTGACCACGTCGTTGCGGCTGCCGAGTGCTTGAAGATGCCCGAATGCCATTCGGAATGGGAATTGCAATTTTTGCGGGGGATCATGAAACGGCGCGATCTAAGCGATAAGCAATGGGATGTACTCGAACGCCTGCTGACGAAAACGCGGGCAATGGCATGAGCGACGATTTTGCCGTATTCTGGCTCGCCTATCCCCGCCGGATCGCAAAGGGCGCCGCGCGTAAAGCCTTCGCCCTCGCCATCCGAAAAACCACCTTGGAAGCAATTCTTTCTGCCATCGAAGCATACAAAAAACACAAGCCGGAGCAGATAGACTTTTGCCACCCGGCGACATGGCTGAATGCAGAAAGATGGGACGATGAATGGACGCCGCCCGAAACAGTGAAAGCAGCGCCGGTTGTGAGGCCCGCAAGATCACTCGACGAGTTGAAGGCATTTCTCGGCGAGGCTAAACGGACTGTGCCGAGCGAGATTGCGAAAGCAAAATCAGTGGACGATCTGCCAACATTTCTCAAGATGATCCCGATAAGCTGGAGAGCAGCGTGAGCGACGAGATGAAAGAGATTGGCGGGGCTGCATCCCCCGTCAATGAAGGCCAGCGCTCTCAAGCGGCGCCAATACCGCTGGCCGATGCTGGCACGCGTAACCCTGGGCGCCCAGGGAATGTCAGCAGCGGGAAGCGAGCCCGTCCTAAGTGGGCTCGTGTAGGGAAGGTCCGAATCCATCCCATCCCCGACGACTGTCCGCAGGAACTCGCCGACTACATCGCGACGGTCGTGCGCGGCGCGGTCGCGGACGGCCTGAACAAGCACGCCACCGATTTGTCTCCGTCCAAGCGGGGCTCACTCGTCGGCTCGATCGGCAAGCGCGCGGTGAATCAGCTTTGCTGCGCCGAGGGTCGCAAGATGCTCGCGATTTATCTACCTAAACTGTGATAAGCTGGAGGGCGGCATGACCAGAGACCAGGCTTGCGGACCCGACGCAAAATTTTGGGAACCGAAGCCATGACCGACCTCATCGAGCTGATGGCGCGGGCGATTGATAGCGCGGAGGGCGAGTTGGATGAATTGCACTATGTCATGGCCAAAGCCGCCGTCGCCGCTCTCCGCGCCGCCGGCTACGCGATTGTCCCGTGCTACCCGACAGAGGCGATGGTGGAGGCTGGAGAAATTGAATTGGAGAGCGAATCATTTTTTTTAGGGGGCGACGATGCAGCAAAGGCGTGGCGCGCCATGCTCGCAGCCGGCGAGATCAAGCCATGAATGCCGAAAATCTGCCCGTCCATGCGCGTTGGAGGGATTTTGGTACCAGAGTGGCCTAAACCCGAGAAGCACGCATCACGGAGCCTCTGAAGCGGTTTTAAGCAGATACCCGACCACGATGACCACGGCACCCGGTATCTTGCGCTCCCCGGATTCCCACCGCCGCACGGTACGGCCATGTGTGACCCCCACAGCCCGAGCAAACTCTTCCGCAGACAGGCCGAGGGCCTTGCGGTGAGATTTGAGTTGAGCGGGGGTCACGGCGTTACCGCTGCTGCTGTGATGGCCGCTACAGCCGCCGCCAGTCCAAAAGGGGCCAGAATGATGGGGGCGAAGGCCGACATCACTAGCATTCCGAAGGCGAGAGCGTAGAATGCAAATCTCATGGCGCGTCTCCCGTGTTGATGAGCTTAGCGGAGTTGGGTAAAGCCGGCGTCTGCGGCTGCCTGCCCGTCGAAATCCACGAAATAGCAATCGCAAGACCTCCCATCGGGCACGCCGAAGCTGACATACTGCTTGAGCTGGTTCTTAAGTACGAAACGCCGGGCTTTGATACCCATGCCACGTAAATCACGATAAAACTCGTCACGGGCAGATTTGGCATCCATATCCGTCGAGAAATTGTCCCAAAGCCTGCTGAAAGAACGTTGCATATCCGTGCTCCCTGTGTTGATGACTACGGCGAGACCGTAGCGACGATCGCCTGCGGTGACCCCTACGGCTCTGGCAAACTCTTCGGCAGACAGGCCAAGGGATTTGCGGTGCGCCTTCAGTTTAGCGGGGGTCATTGATTGACCTCGTCGTCCGCGATCAGCCGCTCATATTCGGCGTCGGGCGTGACGTCGCCGTGGAAGCCGCGCCAGCCGAATGCGCCGCGCTCGACAACCCGGCGCGCGATCTCGGTCCACGCATCGTCGTGTGTGTCGCAAATCACGTAGTAGCCGTAGCAGTAATGCATTTCACGCGCGCCAAAGGTTGAGTTTTCCGAAAACCTGGACCGATAGAGGCCCCACCCCTTGGTGCCCAGACTCTCGGGCGACTCCTGGCGCAGCTCCCAGCGATAGCCGTCGGCCGATAGGATCATGTCGGCAGCCTGCTGCGCCGTAAGACCGCGCTCGATAACGCCGCTGTCGGTGGTGATGGTGTATGTGGTCATTTTCCACTCCTACCAGCAAAGGGCTTTTTTGTCGGCGAGCCACGCAGGCATCGTGACCGTGCCGTTTTCAATCGTGATTTGAGAGAGGGGCAGCCAGATATCGGCTCGGCCCAGGCAATCAATCGGATCGGCGATGCCGCCGAGATCGACCCGCACGGCCTTGTCGGTGCGTTTCGTTTCGCGAATGATTTTAAAGGTTTTGGTCATGTCCTGTCTCCCGTGTTGATGAGATTAATCATCCGCTGTTCGAGCGCGCATATCTGCGCCCATTGTTCGCCCGTTTCCGCTTTGGGGATCAGGCGCTCAATGCGGCAGCGCAGTTCTTCGACAGTCTCCGGCGCGAAGTGAGCGGATGCGGCGTCGAATGGGTTCATATCCGTGCTCCCTGTGTTGATGATTACTAAGACTGACGACGCCATGTGCGATAATCGGCGACGCTCTCAAAGGCCCGGAAGCCTCCATCAACCTTCGCGATGATAGCGGCCCACGGGCAGGCTTTTTGTGCGGCGCGGCGGGAAGTGGTTTCGATGAATTTGGTCTGCATGGCGTCTCTCCTTGGTTGATGACCAGATACTAGGACCATTCGGGCGTACATGTCAAATGGTCCTAGATCACAAACCCGTGATATTGCATTCCGGGCGGATTGGGGTAGGGTAGCGGGATGGATGATCCGAGAACCGTGAAGTCTGCTATCAGACGCGTCCTAGACGGCGCTCAGGGCACCGCCCTTGTCGATGGCAAGCACTACCTCCTAGTCAGCCCGGAGTGGGCCATCGAAACTATCGCAGCAGCCATCCTCAACCTTGAGCCTGATACGGAGCGATAAAGCGTGAAACACCTCCCGCTCGAAGACCACCACCTACTGCGTGACATGGGCCACGCCGACACGTTCAAGGGCCGCCCGACCAACCCCTACAAGGGCCAGAAGCCCAGCGTCGGCCCGCTCGGCAAACTCGCCACCCCGAACACCAAGAAGCTCCGCCAGGCCCCGGCAGGCAGTCCCGCCAACGGCAACGTCGCGGGCGCCAAGAAGCGATAGATGGGCCGCCCGAGTATTCACACGCCGGAATTGGCCGCCGAAATCTGCCGCCGCCTTGAAGCAGGCGAAAGCCTCCGCTCGATTTGCCGGCGCGATGGAATGCCTAGCGGACAATGTATTAATGAATGGATTCAAGACAATAGAGAGGGTTTTGGTGACCAATACGCGATAGCCCGGAACAATGGGCTGGACGCGATGGCCGAACAAACTCTGGACATTGCCGATGATGTTGCGGGCGATCCGGCAAGAGACAGGCTGAGAGTCGATACTAGGAAGTGGTATCTCTCAAAACTGGCCCCAAAGCGATATGGCGAAAAGCTCATCCATGAGGGTGGCGATACACCTGTTCGGATGAGCATCAGTTGGGAAGAGCCGGACGATGCCTGACGGCGGCACCCAGAAGATCAAAATACCCTACAAGCCTCGGAAGCAATTCCAGCCGTTCCACGACAGAAAACAGCGCTGGTCTTTGACGGTGGCCCACCGCCGGGCCGGCAAAACCGTCGCCCGAATTAACGAACTCATCAAAGGCGCGCTGACATGTCCTCTGGTCGAGCCGCACTTTGCATATTTCGGTCCGACATTTTCACAAGTCAAAGACATCGCGTGGCTGTATCTCAAACGGTACGGCCTTGTGGTTCCGGGAGCTAAAGCGAATGAACACGAACTCCACGTCACCTTTCCCAACGGAGGCCGAGTTCGCCTCTACGGTATGGAAAACTATGAACGTGCTCGTGGAATATACCTCGATGGTGCGGTCTTTGATGAATACGGAATTATGGACCCCCGAGCATGGCAGGAAGTTGTTCGGCCTGCACTCTCAGATCGCAAGGGTTGGTGTGACTTCATTGGAACGCCTAACGGCAGAAATCATTTCTTTGAACTGCTCTATGGAGACGCCGAAGGCAAAGTAGAAGGCGCCCAAGGTAATCCCGATTGGTTTGTCAGCGTCATTAAGGCGTCCGAAACCAATCTCATCGATCCGGGTGAATTGGCTGACGCCCGTAAGACCATGTCAGCCGATCAATACGAGCAGGAATACGAATGCTCGTTCCAGGCTGCGCTGGTCGGGTCCTACTTCGGGGCAGAGTTGGCGGCAGCCGAACGTGAAAACCGCATCAGGAACGTCCCTGCCGAGCCTCAGCTTCTCACACAGACATGGTGGGACCTCGGCATCGGCGATGCCACGGCCATCTGGTTCGTGCAACTTCTAAACCGTGAAATCCGCGTCATCGACTATTACGAATCCAGTGGGGTTGGGCTGGATCACTACGCCAAGGTCTTGCAGGAGAAGCGATATGTCTACGGGGAACACATCCTGCCGCACGACGCGGAGGTCAAAGAACTCGGCACGGGGCGAAGCCGGATCGAAACCCTCGCGAGCCTCGGCATTCAAGCTCGAGTTATCCCGCGTTCTAGCGTTGACGACGGGATTAACGCGGTCCGCGTTTTACTACCGCGTACATGGTTTGACGCCACCAAATGCAAAAGAGGCATCGAAGCTCTCCGGCAATACCGGAAAGAATACAACGAAAAGCTGAAGTGCTTCAGCAACAAACCTTTGCACGATTGGACCTCTCATGCCGCTGATGCTTTCCGTTACGGCGCGATTGGCTTGAACGAGGCGCCGAAGTCCAAGCCTATCAACTATCCAGCATTGGGAATCGTATGAAGCTGAATCCCATGATCCCGGGCGTGGCCAAACTCGACGCGTACGAGAAAATTGCTAGTCAGGTGAGCGCCCCTTATCACACCGTTGATGTGATGACCGCCGCCGATCTTGGATTGAGCGGCCCGATTTACATCAACGAGGTTGCGCGGCAGCACAGCGAGCTTATCGATGCGATTTTTAGGGATGCGATGGCGGGGTTGTCGCGCTAATGGTTGCCTGGAAATGGCAGGATTGGGAATTCTCGAACGGCTGCATCGCTAACGGCGCGCCGCATGGGTGGAGGCCAAACCCTATCGATCCTGACGAGCCCACCACCGCCACGTATCAAATACTGCTAGGCTGTGGCTCACGCCGCGAGAAGCTGCTGGGCCATCCCGATAGCCGGGAGTGGGTGAACCGCGTCACGCTGGATATCGAGGCCGCCCACAAGCCCGATATTGTCCACGACCTGAACCGATTGCCCTTGCCCTTCCCGGATAACTCGGCATCCGAGATTCATGCCTATCAGGTCCTCGAACATTGTGGACGACAGGGGGACGCCAAGTTCTTCTTCGCGCAGTTCCAGGACTTCTGGCGCATCATGATCCCTGGCGGCAAGTTCTTCGCCTCGGTGCCGAGACACGACAGCGTGTGGGCCTGGGGCGATCCGAGCCACACGAGGGTCATTCCCCAAGAGTCGCTGATCTTTCTGCATCAGCCCTCATACGCCCAAGTCGGCAAAACCAGCATCAGCGATTTCAGGGCTATCTATTCCGGGGATTTCGATATACTCGCGCGTCAAAATGCGGGCGAGCACATGATCTTCGTACTGGAGGCGGTCAAACCGGCGCGGCATGCCTAAGATGGATTCCGTCACGCTGAAGAGCATCCTTGCCGGCGAGCTTGATAATGCTCTCGGCATTGATGGCGGCAGGCTCTCCAATTCCCGCAGGGAAGCACTTCGATATTACGAGCGCATGCCGTTCGGCAATGAGCAGGCTGGTCGGTCTCAGGTTGTCTCCGCCGATGTGATGGAGGTCATTGAGTGGGTGTTGCCTGCTCTGCTCCGCATCTTCACGGCGGGCGATGAAACGGTGAAATTCGAGCCGCAAGGCCCGGAGGATGAGAAGGCGGCTGCTCAAGCGACCGACTTCGTGAACTTCATTTTCAGCAAAGACAATGAAGGCTTCGCGATCCTCTACACGTGGTTCAAGGACGCCTTGTTGCAGAAAAACGGCTTCCTCAAGGTCTACTGGAACAGCCAGGATCAGGTCGAGACCGAACACTATACCGGCCTGACCGACGATGAGTTTGCTGCGCTACAGGATCAGCCGGATATCGAGATTCTGAACGTCAAAGACTACCAGGACATCTCGCAACTACCGATTCCCACTGCTGGCGGGAACGGCGCCATGGGGCCAGCAGCCTCCCCTCCCGGGGTCAATCCCATGGCGCCACCAATTCCCGGAGGCATTGAAGCCCCAGCCCCGATGCTTCACGATTGCGTTTTGAAGCGGCGCGGCAAGATTGAGCGGGTGAAAGTCGAGGCCGTTGCGCCGGAAGAGATTCTGATCTCCCGCCGAGCCATCTCAATCGAGGAAGCCCCGTTCGTCTGCCATCGTGTCAGACACACCGTCAGCACACTGATTGAATTGGGCTACGATGAGGAACAGCTCAAGCGCCTCGGCACCTACGATGAGCAGGAATACAACACCGAACGCATCCAACGGTTCCTCCCCGATGACGAATGGCCGTACCGTTCTGAGCGCACCGACGAAGCTGCGCGAGAGATGTGGGTCAACGAATGTTATATCCGGGTTGACGAGGACGGTGACGGTATTGCGGAGTTGCGGAAGATCACGCTCGGCGGTTCTGGTAGTTATGAAATCCTCACCAAGGGCGGGAAGGACGACGACGAAGAAATAGACGAATGCCCGATCATCTCGATAACACCCATCCCGGCGCCGCATAAGTTCTTCGGGTATTCTCTCGCCGATCTCGTGATGGACCTTCAGTTGATGAGGTCCGTCATTTGGCGGCAGATGCTGGATAACCTGTATCTCAGTAATAACCCGAGACACTTGGTCATCACGGCGCCAGGGTATGCGAATACGGCGACGATTGACGACCTCTTGCTGTCTCGACCGGGCGGAATAGTTCGGGCCGACAAACCCGACGCTGTGACGCCGTTGGTTACGCCGTTCGTGGCCGACAAAGCTTTCGAGATGATGCAGTTCATTGACGAGGTGCGTGAAAGCCGCACGGGCGTCTCTCGGCGTAATCAAGGGCTGGCCCCCGACGATCTGAACAAAACCGCCAGCGGCATGAACATGCTGCAGCAGGCTGCGGCGCAGCGCGTAGAACTTATCGCCCGTGTGTTCGCGGAAACCGGGATGCGGCAGCTTTTCAAACGCATCCTCGGGCTTGTGATCCGCCACCAACAGAAAGCCCGGATCATCAAACTCAGAAACGATTGGGTGCCGATGGACCCGCGTGAGTGGAAGGAAAATTACAACATGACGGTCTCTGTCGGCCTCGGTACAGGCAACCGGGACCAACAGCTACAGCATTTGCAATCCATCCTCGCCATGCAGATGCAGGCTGTTCAGATGCAGGGCGGAGCGGACGGCCCGATTGTGACCAAAGAGAATCTGTACAAGACGGCGGAGAAGTTCGTTCAAGCGGCCGGCTTCAAGAATGCACTAGACTTTGTCAGCGATCCCTCCAAGGCTCCGCCCCAGCAACAGAAGCCCGATCCGAAGATGATCGAACAGCAAGCCAAGATGCAGCTTGCTCAGTTCCAGGCTCAATCGAAGGCTCAGCTTGAGAAGGAAAAGGGCGAGCGCGAGGCCGCCGTGCAGCAGCAGCGCGCCCAGCAGGAAATGGCTCTTGAGCAGATTCAGGCCGCGCACAAGATGGAGATTGAGAAGCTACAGGCTCAGACGGACATCATCGTGGCCCAGGTCAAAACCCAGCTTGAGATTCAGAAAGCCGAGACTCAGGCTCGCTTCAAGGCCCACGAGCAGGGCATGAAGATGATGAACGAGAATTATAAACTCGGGGTCGATAAGGGGCTAATCAGCTACAAAGAAGAAAAGGAAGAACCCAAACCCGATCCCGGCCCTTCGCATGCCGAGCAGGCTTTGACGAAAATCCACGAGCATCTGAGCAAGCCCAAGCAAGTGTCATTCATGCGCGATAAGAACGGCAAGATCGCCGGGGCGACGATCCAATGATGAACCTCACGGACGCCGCTCGGGAGTTTCTGACCGCCGCTGCTGTATTTCTTACGCCGGATAGGGTAGCGGCGGTTACTTCAGCCATCGATGGGGAAAAACTGGCAAGCCCGCGCGTCACCATCGCCTCGGTTCAATCCGCGTAAATGAGCGCAACTTGGAATCCCTCTGATAAAAACGCCGGTATTACGCTTTCCGGCGGCAATCTCATTGCCACGCGCACGAGCGGCACGAATGGTTCTGGTCGCGCGACCAACGGGCTTTCCGCCGGCTTGGTCTATGCCGAGTTCACGATCACGGCGGTTGGGAACGACCCGCAAGTTGGATTCGCGAATTCTTCGGCATTACTAGCCGACTGGCTTGGACAGGACGCAAACGGATGGGGTTACGATACCAACGGGCAGTTCTATAATAACGGCGCCAACGTATCGACGCCCGGCGCCTACACCACCGGCGATGTGCTTGGCCTCGCGATCAATTTTACGACCGGCAAAGCCTGGTGGCGGAAGAACGGCACATGGAACGGCGACCCAGTCGCCGGCACCGGACAAGCGGTCTCGGGATTGACCGGCACGCTCTATCTTGCGTGGGGATTTTTCTCGGGGACCAGCGAGTCGATCACGCTCAATACCGGAGGTTCGTCGTTCGCCGGCTCGATTCCTTCTGGCTATGCGGCATGGGGACCGCTCGGCAACGTGTTCCGTCAAGGCCCGCTCGACGGCATCGGTGGCGGCGGCCCGTTTTTCTCCGATCCTTTGGCGGGTTAGATGAAGCTGATCGTCAAAAAGGGTCGGACATCGCTTCTTGTCCGCATCTTCATCCAGGACAGCAGTTCGACCGTCGGCGCCGGTCTCACGGGCTTGACCAACGCTTCAGGCAGCCTTGTTTGTTACGTGGCCCGCGATGACGATGGCAACGCTGCCGCGACACAGCTTTCATTGTCAGCGGGCACCAGGGGCACTTGGTCATCTGGTGGCTTCAAGGAAAAAGACGCGACCAACATGCCGGGCGTCTACGAGCTTGGCATCTCGAATGCTGCAATCGCGACGGGCTCCGAAAGCTGCACGATCATGCTCAAGGGCGCCACCAACATGGCGCCGTGCGTGCTCGAAATTCAGCTTGTTGCCTATGATCCGCAGGACAGCGTCCATCTCGGGTTGACGTGCCTGCCGAACACGGCGGTCACGACGAACGCCAGCCTTCTCACTTCCGGTACTGGCACCGATCAGTTGAGCGTCACCAGCGGACGCATCGATATCGGCAAGGCGCTCGGAACTGCGGTCACGCTCGATAGCAACAACGTTTTGAACGTCTCGGCGAAATATGTCGGCGGCACGTTGCTAACGGCCCGTGATATAGGCGCGAGCGTCCTGCTCTCCGCCGGCTCTGGCACGGGCCAGCTTGACTTCACCTCCGGCGTCGTCAAAGGCAACGTCACGCAATGGAGCGGCACGACCGTCGCGACGCCAAATACCGCTGGTGTCCCGGTGGTCGATACCAGAACCGTGGCTAGGGTCGGGACGGCTCAAACGGGAGCCACCACATCCGTCACGCTCGATGCCGGCGCGTCGGCGACGACCAATTTCTATGTCGGGATGCGCGTGCATATCATCTCCGGTACTGGAGCGCCTGAAAGTAGCGTCATCACGGCCTATAACGGCAGCACGAAGGTCGCGACCATCGCCTCGACGTGGCCGACGGCGCCGGACAATACATCGGTCTTTCTCATCACGATGGATGCGAAGAACGACGTTCGCACGATCAGTGGCGGCAACGTCAATACGGGCGCGGCTCAGATCGGCGTGAACGTCGTCAACTGGAATGCCTCAGCGGTTGCGGCCCCGAACGTCTCGGGCGTCCCAATCGTGGACGCCGGATATGTTTCCGGGACCGCACAGACAGCGCGTGATCTTGGCGCGAGTGTCCTGGTGGCAGGCGATTTCTCGGCGACGATGAAAACGTCTTTGAACGCCGCAACTCCGGCATCCGTTACCGGCGCCGTCGGTTCTGTTACCGGGAACGTCGGCGGTAATGTGGTGGGTTCGGTCGGGTCCGTGACTGGACTCACGGCCTCCAATCTCGACGCGACGGTGTCGAGCCGCATGGCGACTTACACTCAGCCAACCGGATTCCTGGCCGCGACCTTCCCGAGCGGCACGGTCGCGAATACAACTAATATAACGGCTGGAACCATCACGACCGCCACGAACCTGACCAATGCGCCGACCGCTGGTGACTTCACCGCCGCCATGAAAACGTCGCTGAATGCTGCCACTCCGGCGGTGACCGTCAGCGACAAGACGGGCTTCTCGCTGACCTCTGCTTACGACTTCGCCAAAGGCACCACGGCGATGACCGAGAGCTACGCCGCGAACGGTGCGGCGCCCACTGCGATACAAGCTATGTACGCCATCCATCAAATGCTGATGGACTTCTCGATTGGCTCGACGACGTACACCGTGAAGAAACTGGATAACGCGACCACGGCCTTTGTGGTAACGCTGAACGACGCGACTAGTCCCACGGCTGCCGCTCGGACATGATCGCCGCCGTTGTAACGAGAGGGTATGGCTCGTTCGGGTCCATACCGCTTGTCACGGTTCGCGGGTATCTTCCCGGTGGCCCAACCCCGCCAGTCCCCGTTGGCAGGCTCGGCAAGAAAAAGCGGCGCATCTACGAATACCGCCTGCCTGACGGGAGTGTTATCAGCGCCCTGACGGCATCCGATCTCCGGGACCGCGTTAAGGCGTATAAGGCTGGGTTGCCGGTTCCGGTTGAGCGGAGGGTGGATAATCCCCCGCCGCAACAGCGCAACACTGCAACACCTACGCAGACCTATATCCACGTCCCCGCTACTTTCGCCGAAGCACTGCCGTCCAATCCCAACGCCATCAATGATGAGATTGCGCGGCTGTTAGAGGACGAGCAGGACGAGGAAGAGGCCATCTATTTCATCTTACAGGCGCTCCAATGAATGATTGGATTTTATGGGGACTGATGGGCGTCGCGCTCGTGTTCCTGATTTATATCTATTTTCAACCACGCCGACGCCCGTGGGAATATTTTGTGCGCCCACACACATCTTATGGAGCCAGTGATGATAAGAAATATCCGCCTAGGAAATCGCCATGACCGACCATGAAATCATGCTGAAGGCCGCCAACTGCGAGCGGCTGCTGAACGACGTTTACCTCAAGGAAGCCCTTGAAGGCGTTGAGCTTGCCGCTGTTGACATATGGAAGAATTCCGCTACTGGAGAACAAGATAAGCGGGAGAGTGCCTATCGAACGGTATTTGCCGTCAGGGCGCTCCGGGCGCAACTGCAAACGTATTTCGACGCCGGCAAGATTCTGAAGGCGCGAAACGAGGATACGAATGGACCCCAACCCGAAGCCGGTAATCTCGCCTGAGACTCCGGCAGCCGATGTACTAGAACACGCGCTCTTTGGCGACGATACGGCGCCGGGCGCAGAAGAATCTCCGGCGGCTGAGCCGTCCGAAGAACCCGCAGCGGAAGCGCCCAGCGGGGAACCAGAGCCAGAAGCCGAACCGGCTAGTCCGGTCATCGACCCGCCTGCCTCATGGAATGCTGCCGACAAAGCCGAATTCGCGAAGCTTCCACCCAATGTTCAGAAGACTATCGCTGAACGGGAAAGCCAGCGTGATGCCGGACTTGCGCGGAAGCTTGAAGAAGCCGCGTCCGAACGCAAGGCCGCAGAGGCCGACCGCCAGGCCGCACAGCAATCCCGAGCGCAGCTTGTGCATCAGTCGCAAGTCGCCCTCGCCTCGCTTTACCCGGAGCTACAGCAGTACCAGAGTGTAGATTGGGTTACGCTTGCCGACACCGACCCCGCGCTTTGTCAGAAATTGACGAAGCAAAAGGAGGCGGTGGAGGCCAAGATTCGATGGGCCGAAGCGACAATCAAGGCGACGAACGACCAGCAAATTGCCGAGCAGCAAGCTCGTCGTCAGCAGATGTTGCTAACGGAAAAAGAGAGATTCACGGCCAAATATCCGCAATATGCCGCCCCAGAAAAGGCGCGGAAGTTTGCGGAGAATGCCGAGAAGTATCTCGCCAGCGAAGGTTTCAATGCTGGGGAAATTGCTCGTCTCAGTGAGACGCTTTTTTCCGACCATCGCATGCTGACCATGTTGCACAAGAACATGGACGCGGCGGCGAAACAGCGTTCCCTTGCGGCGGCCCAAGACAAGAAAGGCAAACCCGTACCCTCGCTGCAACGCGCCGGCCAAGTGATCGAGAGCGACGAAGGCGCTGCTAAAACACAAGCTGCTCTGATGAACCGTCTCAAGAAAACCGGCTCCGAACGGGACGCCGCGAAGTTCTTGGAGACCATCATATGAGCAGGAGCCATGACCGCTGTTACCAATACCTACCTCACGTTTACCGCTAAGGGTATCCGCGAGGACCTGACCGACGTTATCTACAATATCTCCCCGACCCAGACTCCCTTCATGTCTGGCATCGGGAAAACCAAGGCCACGCAGACTCTCCACGAGTGGCAGACCGACACTCTCGAAGCCGCGACCACGGCGAACGCGCAGCTTGAAGGCGACGACATCACGTCGTTTACGACCCAGGCCGCCACGACTCGCCTCGGCAACAACACCCAGATCAGCCGCAAAGACCTGATCGTGTCGGGCACTCTCGACACGGTGGTCAAGGCCGGTCGAAAGTCGGAAGTCGCCTATCAGGCTTCAAAGCGCATGAAGGCCCTGAAGCGCGATATGGAAACCATCTTGTGCGCCAATCAGTCCACCGTGGCTGGTTCCGCGTCGGTGGGCCGTACTCTCGCCTCGCTCGATTCGTGGATTTACACCAACACCGTCAAAGGTGCGGGTGGCTCCGATCCGACTGCGGCGACGGGCGCTTATACCCGTACTGACGGCACTCAGGTTGCGTTCACGGAAGCCAATCTGAAAACCGTCATTCGGAACGTCTACACCTCGGGCGGCGATCCCGACACCATCATGGTCGGCCCGTTCAACAAGCAGGTGGTGTCCGGTTTTGCCGGCAACGCCACTCGCTTGATCGATGCGGAAGAGAAGAAGCTTGTCGCCGCCATCGATGTGTACGAATCGGATTACGGCATCATGCAGGTGCGTCCCAACCGCTTCCAGCGTGAACGCGATGCGTTCGTGCTGGAGATGGACAAGTGGGCCGTGGCCTTCCTCCGTCCGGTTCAGATCGCCGATCTTGCGAAAACCGGCGACGCCGAGAAGAAGATGTTCATCGTGGAATACACCTTGGAGTCGCGCAACGAAGCGGCTTCCGGCGGCGTGTTCGATCTCACGACCTCGTAAGAGGTGGCCCTATGAGCAACATCAATCTAGTTCAGACGGCGCGCGGTAGCTTGGAGGTTCGAGGTGCGGACGGGGCCGATCTTGGCTGCACCTTCGCCGAGACCGAATGGTTGGCCGCGTCCGTCTCGAAACGCTTCTTCGTCGCCCCCAGAGCAGTCAGGGTGCATTCTCTATATGCCACCGTCACGGTCTCGGGAACCGACACAACCACGCCGGCCCCCACGGCGGTTATCAAGAAAGTGCCGTCAGCCAGTCCAATGACGAGCGGCACGGTTCTCCACTCCAGCACAATCAATCTTGCCGGCACCGCCGATACCGTTCAAACTTTGACGCTCTCCACGACCGCCAGCGATCTCGATTTGGCCAAGGGCGATTCCCTGGCCATCGTGTTCACGGGAGTTTTGACGGCGGCAACCGGTATCGCACAAGTCGGGTTGGCCTGGAAATGAAACGCCTCTTCGACCACGACCCGCTTTCTGGACTCACGGAGTGGTTTCACTACGACGACGCCACCGACAAGATCACGATTGAGACGGTGGACGACGTTGAACCAGTCTTGGATGCCAACAAGCGGTCGTACAACGAAGGCCGTAAAAGCACGGACTTCCGGAGGATCGCGACGATTCCTCCGGTCGTCCAGCTTTTGTGGATGGAAAAATACGGGGTCGATTTGACGAACAAAGACCATCTTCCGGCGGTCAAGCGTTTGCTGAACGATCCTGAATGGCGGTATCTCCGGACATCGCCGGGAGTTATCTGATGCGTTCCAATGTTCCGGCTTTTGCGCCCGGCGGCCCTACTGTCACCGTCAGCGCAAGCTCCACAAATTCTATCGCAAAGTTCAATCCGCAGAAGTCTTGTCCTCATGTCCGCATTTATAATGCGGGTTCGGGTTTGGTCTTCGTGGTCTTCAATGACACAACGCAAGCGGTGTCATCGACGGGCATCGGCGTTCCCATTGCCTCCGGTGTAACCGAAGTTCTCGGTTGCAATACCCAGCTCGCAGCCGGGATCATCTGTGCGTCCGGGATCACGGCAACGGTTTACCTCACGCCGGGTGAAGGCATATGAGCCTGCACGGCAGCGGCATACCGGGAGCCTTGGGCTCGAACACCGCTCAAGGTGGACCTATCGCGCGTATCCTCGGCGCGGACATGACGCTGACGACCGACCAAGCCCTGACAATGCTGGTGGTCCCGGCCAAATATGTCATTCGCCGCATCGTTGCCGAACGTGCTTCGGGCGCCTACGGGACGGCCTGTCTTGGAGGCATTTACACCGCTGCATCCAAAGGCGGCTCAGCTATCGTTGCGGCCACGCAAAGCTATGTATTGTTGTCGGGAGCAAATACCGCCGTAGACATGACGCTGGCGGCGCTTGCGGCGGCGACGATCATCACGTCGGCGCAACTCTATCTCGCTCTCAGCACGGGCAATACCGGAGCGTTCACGGCAAACATCTATGTTTGGGGAGAAATCATCTCTTGAAAATCTGCATCGTCGTTCCGACGCACGATACGTGGAAGGCTCATTTCGGGTTTTCGCTTGCGTACATGATGACGTACTTCGTAGCCCAACCGCCGTCCATTCCGTCTGAAATCACCTTGGATGTAGCGTGGTCGTCGATCCTGCCGAGTTCTCGCCAGGACTGTGTAAACATGGCCTTGGCCAAGAAGCCGACGCATGTCCTGTGGTGCGACTCGGATATGAAGTTTCCGCATGATAGCTTGCATTGTCTGCTGAAGCACGATCTTCCCATCGTGGCGGCCAATTACATCACACGTAGAGCGCCGAACAAACCTGTTGCTCAGGATGAGCACGGAAGCCTGATTACCTCGCGTCACAAGACCGGCATTCAGGAAGTGCGCCGTGTCGGGCTAGGGCTTTGCTTGATGAAACTTGAAGTGCTCAAGGCCATCGAGCCTCCGCATTTCATGTTCGGATATACAGCGAAGAAACAGTGGCTCGGAGAGGATGTGTTTTTCTTCTCTAGGGCAAAGGAACACGGCTACACCCCGGTAATCGACCATGACCTCTCCAATCGAGTCTCCCACATCGGAGACTTCGAGTACGATATGGAGTGCATCCCCGAGTTCGTCTCGGAAGATAGCCATAGTGGGAATGGCGCCGACCTCAACGGCAAAGGTCCCGCTGCAAGACCCGGAGTGGGAGACGTGGGGGCTGGCGTGGGACGTGAGAGCGTTCGGGTTTGACCGCTGCTATGAAATGCACGATCCGATAAAGTTTCCGTGGACGAAATATTCGGTCGAGAACTACGAAAACTACCCGGAGAAATTCGTGACGCTCGAAACCTATCCGCTCAAGGAAATCGACGCCATGACGGGCGGCAGAGGGTGTGATTCATCGATTGGATACATGGTGCTCCACGCCATCTATGAGCGGACACTGAAGTCGGACGTTCCGATCCACATTGGATTGTGGGGCACGGATATGTCGGGCGATACGGAATACAAGTATCAGCGCGACGACCTTAACTGGATGCTTGGCTTAGCACATGGAAAGGGGGTGAGCGTCTACCTGCCGGAAGAGTCCAAACTTTTCCGAAAGCCCCGCTGGTATGGAATTGAGTTCGGCGGCAGTGAGGATTGGCTTTGAGCCTTGCTACCTACACAGATTTGCAGACTGCGGTCGCTAATTGGCTGATGCGCGCCGGTGATACGGAAATCACCGGCAACGTCGCCGATTTCATCACGCTGGCCGAGTCCCGTATTCATTACGGATCGGAAGCGCAAATCAGGACCGTGCCGCTTCGTATCCGGGCGATGGAATTTGGAACCACGCTTGTCGTGAATGCGGTTCTTGTTTGTGGGGCCACGACAGGATCGAGCAACGCCTATGCCGCGACGCTGGCGGGAACGACGCTGGCGCTCGGAACCACTCTCTCCATTACCCCGAATTTCACGAACACCGGAGCCGCTACGCTGAACCTCAACGGCGGCGGTGCTGTTGCCATCGTTTCAGGGTCTTCTCTCACGGCACTGTCCGGTGGCGAACTGATCTCCGGCGCACCGTCCGTCGTCTATTACAATGGCACGCAATACGTGCTCTTGCCGGCAAGCAATGGCGTCCCGCTTCCTCCGGGCTATCTCGCGATGCGAAGCAAGTACCTCGCTTCACAACCCCATCAAGCATTGGTCCAAACCTCTCCAGAATACGGAAACATCATTTGGGCGTCGAACAGCAACTCCCGTCCCCTCATGTTTCAAATCGAGGGAGACACGATGACGTTCACGCCGCCGCCGGACGGCACCTACTATCTTCCCATGCTGTACTGGAAAAAGTTTCCGGCGCTCTCGAATACGCAAGCGACGAACTGGCTGATGACCAACAAACCGGACACCTATTTGTATGCCACGCTGCTGGAAGCTTCTATTTTCATTTCGGACGACGCCCAAGCTCAGAAATATGCGCTGCTCTACGCGGCTTCTTGCAACGCGCTTCAATCGCAGGATGTGCGTGACCGTTACGACGGCACGATGACCATCCGAACGGATGTGCAGGGGCCATGAGTCTAAAGCACTTCGCCGAATGGAAACCGGACACTCCCGATGTAGGTGAAGACGTTATCGTTGCAATGGGCGTCGTTCCCCATACTGAGGAAGATTACGGACCGTTCGCGGCACTAGCGACATTCTCTACGGCCCTGGATCATATCTGCCAGGGCGCGCAAGCGTTCATTGATAGCTCTTCAAATGTCCGTATTTTCGCGGGCACATCGGATAAGCTTTATCTCTTCGGCGGCACGGTCCCGGCGGATGTTTCGCAGTCCGGCGGATATTCCATCGGCACTACGTCAACGTGGAAATTCTCTCAGGTCAGCACGAGCCTGACGGACCTGATTATTGCTGCCGGCGATCCGAATACGAACATCCAGAGTTACGATCTCAATTCCTCTGCTCTATTCGCCGATCTCTCAGCAGGCGCTCCAAGAGCCAGGGCGATGGCTCTTGTCTATCCGAGTTTTCTCGTGGTCGGAAATACTTGGGACGGAGTGGATGGGTTCGTTTCCAATCGTGTCTGGTGGCCGGATGCAAATGACGTAACCAATTGGCCGACGCCGGGGAGTTCTAGTGCCCAGGCCGTGCAGAGCGATTTCCGCGACCTCGTGATCGGCGGGGCTGTCCAAGCGATTACAGGACCTATCGGCGGCAACGCCGCCGGGATGGTCATCTCCTCGACGGCAACGCATCGCATCGTTTATGCTGGGCCTCCGGCGGTTTTAGACTTCTTCCCGATCTCTCAATCAATCGGGACCAACGCTCCGAACAGTGTGATCTCGGTTCTCGACTTCGTGTTCTGGTGGTCGAACTCGGGATTTTATATGTCCGATGGTGCCACTCTGAAACCGATAGGGGCGCGCAAGGTTGACCAGTACATGGCAACCCGCGTCGATAACGCGAACCTCAATCGTGTCGTCGCCGGGGCCGATCCCATTTTGAAAATGGTGTATTGGGCGGTCCCTGACGGATCGAACAGCAACGGCAATCCCTCTTTCGTCATCGGGTATAATTGGGAATTGGGATGGTGGTCGCTCCCGTTGGACGCAACGAATGTCGAGACGATCTTCCCGAGCTACGCGGTCGGGCAAACCCTCGACGACCTGACGACGACTTATGGTGTGCTCGATAATGTCCCATTCGCTTTGGGAAGCCCTGTGTTTCTCGGTGGCCGTCCTGTTCTGGGTGGTTTCGATAGCACTCACAAATACGGGGCCTTCAATGGGGCATCGGTTGCAGCCTCCGTCTACACCGGAGAGTTGATGGGCGATAACTCTCAGAGAGTCATCATCCAAGGCATTCGTCCTTACGTGAACTGCACGCAAAGCGCCATCACGGCTTATGGTGGGTATAGAGACACGCCGGTTGCGGCGCGGTCTTTCACGACCGGGACTTCGCCGAATTCGTCCGGCATCTGTCCGCAAAGACGCTCCGCTCGGTACATGCTTGTCAGAGTGGACATCGCTGCCGGCGCGAATTTCACGCACGCGGCTGGCGTTGAGGTCATCGCGAAAGGCGAGGGATTGCGATGAGCCAGGCCGGTCATTCCCCGCTTCCTCGAGGCCCTGGCGACAAATCCGTTGACGGTCTAGTGCGGTTCGCACAGCAGACTTCTGACGTTGTGAACGGAATTATGAGGGGCCGGACGAACAATCAATTCGCCGGGACTCTCACGGCCAACGCCGCTTCGTCCGTGTTCATGAATGCGAATATCGCGAATGACAGCACGGTCATGGCCGTTCCAATCACGTCGAACGCTTGGGCGGAATGGCGTGGGGCAAGTTTCATCATCAACGCCGCCGACATCATGAACGGCCAAGTAACGGTTCATCACGCCAATAACTCACAGACCGATAGAACGTTCCGCTTCATGGTGATCGGATGATGTATCCACGCACAGTTTTGCCGAGCCCGCTGCAAACGACGGCGGCGTCAGGCATGGGCGCCCTACAAGGACTACTCCCGGCGATGAAGCAGGGCGGTGCAGGCATTCAGCCTCCGCAAGCACCTACGCCACCCGCCGTTACGCCGCCGCCGAATGCGCTACAGCAGAGTATCGGCATGCTCGGTGCCTTGAAGAACAATCCGAACGCGCCGTTTTCAGGCTCACTCAACGGCGTATTCAACCCGACAGCGAACGGCGCTCAGTGGTCGCCACAGAATGCCGCCGCACAAGGTATCCAATCCGGCGATCTCTACGCAGACCCTTTGACGAAACAAGCTTCGCAGTGGCAGCAGCCGGGCATGTTCGGATATCTGAAAGGTTTGTTCGGGTGAACTTCGTCACGCTCAAACCCCATCAATTCGAGTCGTGGAAGAAGCGTTGCTGGCCGCACATCCAGAGCGTGATCCAGCGGAGCCACGGTCGATACAATGAAGCTAGTGTTCTCGACGCGATCCGGGCCGGGGAATTTTGGGTCATCGTCGTGCAGGAAAACGGGACTTGCATGGCCACTCTTTTGGCTCAGCCGGTCACATGGAAAACGGGGCTGAAAGAACTTCAGGTGCTCGGACTGTCCGGGCGGGATTCAAGCTCTTGGCTGCATCTTGAGAGGGAATTCGCGGCCCTAGCCAAGTCGCTGAATTTCGATATCGTAAAATCGGAAGCGCGTTTCGGATGGACGCGTAAGTTGAAAGACCGTGGTTGGAAGGCAACCCACGCGATCATGGAACTGGTGCTTTAATGTCTAGTGGCAGTCAGCCGGCACAAACGACCACAAGCACGACTAACACGACGCCGTGGTCGGCCCAGCAGCCTTACCTGACTGACATTTTTCAGCAGGGCCAGAACCTTGCCCAAACCAATCCGATCACCCCTTACACCGGAGAAACCGTAGCGCCGTTCTCGCCTGCTCAAAATCAGGCGATGAGCATGACGCAGAACCTCGTGAACCAAGGCGGCCCGCAGATCACGCAGGACGCTACCTCAAGCCTCACGCCGTTCCTGAACGGGTCATACCTCTCCGCGAATAACCCATACTTCCAGCAGATGGCCGCGACCACGGCGGCCAATGTGCTACCGCAGATCAATAGTCAGTTCGCGAACTCTGGTGGCCAAGGTGGATTACAGGCTCGTGCCCAGGGGCAGGGTCTCGGCGACGCCATCGGCAACCTTGCTTATCAGAATTACAATCAAGGCATGTCCAACATGCTTGGAGCGCAGGCTTATGCTCCGGCTCTTGGCCAGCAGCCTTATACGAATATTGCGGCCCTCAGTGACGTGGGCGCGGCCCAGCAGGGCCAGCAGCAGCAGTTGACGAACGAGCAAATCCAGAAATTCCAGGCCGGGCAGCAGGACCCGTGGCAGACGCTTGGTCTTTACCAGGGCGCCGTCTCAGGGAACTACGGCGGCACCACGACAGGGTCTAACTCTCAGACCATCGCCTCGCCCAACCCGCTCACGCAAATCTTGGGTGGTCTCACGGCAGGTGCCGGTATCGCCGGCTCCCTGTTCTCGGATGAACGCCTGAAAACCGACATTAAGGAAGTGGGCGAAACCAAGGACGGATTGCCGATTTATACCTACAAGTATATATGGGGCGGCCCGCCGCAGATGGGCGTCATGGCGCAGGATGCCCTCGAAAAGCATCCGGAGGCCGTTGGTAGCTTCGGCGACTTCCTCACGGTCGATTACAGCAGGATCGACTAATGCCCAGTCTCTTCGATCTTCTGATGCAGGGCCAACAGGACCCGTATAGCGGTTCTGGCGGACCTTATGGCGGCCTTCCTACGCCCCCGGATTACACCGCTCCGGGCTTGCCTGGGCTTCTGGAGGGGATGAAGGGCAACGTCCCTGTGCAGCCTCCCCAGGCTCCGCCGGATTATACGGCTCCAGGGCTTCCGGGACTGATTCCGGGCATGAAGGGCAACGTCTCTCCCTACGGCCCACCACAGACCTTCCCAATCCCTCCTGGACAGTATCCGCAGGCCGCCCAACCCCCGGCGGAAGGGTTGCCACAGCCGCCCGCCGCCCCGCCCGATTCCAATGTTTACAACGGTGCCATTCCGCCGCTTCCAGGCAGGCCCGATACGTCCCTGCCCACTACCAGGGTAGGCTACGCCCCCGGCAACGCACCCAGGACCCCTCCCGACGCGATTAAAGGCATAATCGCGGACGCAGCTAAGACCGTCGGCGTCGATCCGAATATTTTGACCAACATCATCGGTCAGGAAAGCAGTTTTGATCCCAATGCGACGGCCCGACGCAAAGACGGCACGCCGATAGCCCAGGGTCTCGGGCAGATGACGCCCGATACTTTTAAGGCGTATCTGGCCAAATACGGCGCCCAGTACGGCTTCGGCCCGGACACCTCGCCAACCGATCCAAGGGCGAATGCGCTGATGACGGCGCATTACATGAAGGACACTCAGGACCTCTTCGAGAAGAACTTCGGGCGTCCGCCAGCCAATCCAGGCGAACTTTACGCGGTCCACGCTCACGGGGTGAACGGCGCCAAGATGCTGTTCAACGCCCCGCCCGATACTTCGATGAAAACCCTGGTCCCTTCGGCTTTCGACAAGAGCCGGTCTGACTACACTCCGATTACGGAAGCGCAGTTTTCGGTTAAGGACCCGGCGACGGGCCAGACTCGCCCGCTTACTGTGGCCGAATATAAGGATCGGCTGAACCGCATTGCCTCCGGAACAGGCCCCACGATGGCCGGGGCGCCTCCGGGGATGCCTCCAGGCACCCCAGGTTCCCCGCCTAATGTTTCACGTGAAACACCACCGGGGATGCCATCTCTGCCCCCAGGCACCCCAACTGTACCGGACTTGCCGGGCGTTCAAGACGTGAACACCAGCATCAATTTCGGCAAGAACGCCCCTGTCTGGTCCACCTTGGCCAACATCGGCGCGGGGATGATTAACACGCCCCGTCATCTTGGGGTGCTGGGCGCCATCGGGTCGGGCTTGCAGCAGGGCGTTAAGAACCTGAACGAGATTCCGACGCGGCAGCTACAGCAGGTCTTGGCTCAGACTCAAATCGGCACCGCAAACATGACGATGCAGCAGAAACTTTCCCTGCTGAATTGGGCACAGAAACTTCCGCCCGGCGATGGCCGCCGCGATGTCATTATGGCGAGCCTCGCGGGGGTCACGCGCGATCTCGGCGTGTTCGCCTCAAGCCTGCCTGCCGGTACCCGCTACAATGCAGAGGGCAAAATCGAGACGATTCCAGGCGCCACATCGACTACGGCGGAGATGGAAGGCACGAAAGAGGGCGTCAAAGATACGTTTGCCAGCGTCAAAGAGTCTGGCGAACATGCGATGGCTGCCACGAACATTCTCGATATCTCACAAAAGATTCGCAATCTTTTGCCGCAGATCAGCGGACAGGTTGGCTGGCAGGCCGATACTCTGGCGCAGGGCCGCTCTTTGCTAGGGCGCATGGGGTTTGAGGATTCGGATAAGATTGCGCCTTATGAAGTCGCCAAGAAATTGCTCACGCAACTTTCCGCGAATTACGCCAAATCTCTTGGGCAGTCTCGCGTCACCAATGCCGAGTTGATTACCAGCCAGCTCGCGAACGCTAATCAGAACATGCAGCCGGACGCCATTAAAGGGGCGCTTGATGCGACGGAGTCGGAGGCTCAAAAGGTCATTGATTATCACCACGGAAAATTGGATTACGCGCAATCCCACAACGGCCTGTTGCGTGACTCCACCGGCTCTTATGACCAGCAGTGGCTCAAGTCTCGCGGATATCTGAAGGGCGCTCCGGCCTCTCCGCCAGCGAATGCATCGCCTGATAACGTCATCCCGAAGCTGCCGGAAGATGCGAAGCCTGTTGTCCGCAACGGTCGCAATCTTTTCTATTCGATGAAAACCGGCAAGTACTATGAGCCGCAGTGATGGCTTATAAAGTCATCGACCCCTCGGAATTGGACAAACCTACCGGCGGGTATCGCGAAGTCGATCCAGGCCCGAGCGATGATGTCGGCATGCGCGCTGTTGGCACGTCGGCGCTTTCTGGTGTTGGCGGCGTCGTTCAGGGCGCGAGAGATACGGCCAACCCGCTTAGCATTCTGTCTCTGCTGGCGAAGTACGGCACGCCGCTTCCTGGGCAAACCGCTCAAAAAGCCTTGGGCGTAGATAAGACTGTTTCCAACATTGGAAATTGGGCCGAACGCAACGCGCCCGTGACCGATCCTCTCCAAGCTTCATACGCAAACAATCCCGATCTCTATAAGAATTTCCAATCCGCTACGGGGATGGATGTCGAGAAAGACCTTTCGACTCCAGAAAAAGCCGTCGCAGCTCGTGGCGGAGAAATGACGCCGCTGCGCGATGACCTGGGGGCGGCTGGCCGGGCCGTGGGCGCATCCATCGTCGGCGCTCCCGCCTCTCCGCTCATGGCGCTCCTTGCTGGTGTGGGCGCCGGAACAGGCAGGCATCTTGGGCGAATGGCCGGGAATGCCGATCTTGGCGAGACTATCGGCTCGCTTGGTGTTCCAACTGTCGGTGCCGGGCTTAAGGCTGCCGCCACGCGAATGATTGCTGGCGGCCCCAAGACGCAAGGGGCCGTCTCTGCCGCTGTCGCCGATGCTCGGCGTGCTGGGCTTGAAATACCCTCGATGGGACAGGCCGCGATTGACGTAACGCAGCGCCCGTCTTGGACCGAAAATATGCTTTCCAAGCTTTGGACCGGACCTGCGGGAGCGAAGCAGGGCGCGGAAGTGGCGAGCGCCAATAGGAGCCTCGCCGATTTTGCCGGGCAGGCTTATCGCCCGCTCGATCCCTCGATTGCCGGCAATCTTTACAAAAGCGCCATCCAGCAGGGTAAGGCAACGGCTCTCGGCAAAGTCACGACGCTCGAAAACAAAGTCGCTCAAGGCGCCCAAGGCATTGCCACGCCGCTGACGGAATATGAAAACACCCTCCAATCCCTGACGAACAAAAATCCGGCAACGACGGCGCTCGTCCCGGGAGCCGTTCCGTCTGGCATTCAGGAGTACGCCGACAGGCTCGCGCAATTCAAAAAAACTGGCCAGCCAATCCCGTTCGAGACGAGTGAAGCGATCCGCAAGAGCATCGGCAAAAAGATCGGGGATGCCGGACCGAACGCAATTACGCCTGATGGCGCGGACGTTGCGGCCCTCAAGAAACTCTACAGCTCCATTCTTGACGACCAACGCTCGGCGCTTGTGAGTTCGAGCCGCCCCGACCTTGTCCAAACCTTCGATGCCAAGCGCCGGCTTTATTCGTCTCTGATGGGGCAGCCGGGGAAAACCGGCAGCTTCCAAATCCTCGAACCGCTGGCCTCGGCAAAGAGCGGAGAGGATGTCGTTCAGATGTTGCAGAATTGGGCGGTCAAGAATCCGACCGAGTTCAAGACTGCGATAAGCTTCATGCCGAAGGATCAGAGAGGGCTGGTTAGCTCTCAGGTATTGGCCAAGATCGGGCGCAGTCCTCAGGGCGAGTTTTCGTTCGATAGGTTTCGCTCCGACTGGAACAAGCTCGGAGAAGCCGGGGGCCAACAAGACACAATCCGCCGCGCGCTGTTCGATGGCCCGATGGGGCCGGATTACCGCAAGGGGCTGGATGCGTTCTTTCGATATGCGGACAGGGCCTCGCGCGCCAGCAAGGTGCTGCTGAATCCGCCGAAGTCTGGCGACGTGATGGCGAATGTTGGCGTTCTCGGCGCGGTCGGGAGTGCCATAGCCTCTGGTTCGCCGCTGGCGATGGCCGGTGCCGCGACATCAATCGGCGCCAGTAAATGGCTCATCGGCAAAATGATGGACCCGAAGTTTGTGAGTAAATTCGCAAACCCACAGATGAACGGCCAATTCATTCGGGGAGAATTGGCGCGCGGAATTGAGCTTGAGACCAACCCGGATACAAAGGCCGCGCTACAGAAGCTTCGCGATGCCGTGCCTTAGCTCCATTCGACGCTTTTTACACTAATAACCAGCGTGGCGATGAGACACCCGATAACGCCCATGCCAATGCCGAGTCCGGCTCCAGAGGCGAAGCCGAAACCAGCTAGCGCGATGCCAGTAAGGAACAGAATTAAGCCCATGCCCGAAATGTACCACAGCGCCACCTAGTCGTCACCCTGCACAAAGGCGGAACGTAAATTGACGGACATACGCACCTGGAATCAAACCGACGCGAGCAACACCGCAGCCGCCCCTGCGGGCTGGCCGCTTAGCTCGGTCATGTTTCCGAACGATGTGCCCGGTTCTGGCCGGGCCATGATGGGCGCCGGAGCCAGATATATCGCCGACAATACCATTCCCATTCTAACGACCGGGACGTCCACGGCTTACGCGGTGACGATTGCCCAAGCCGCGACGCTGGCAACGCCCTTGTCCTTCATGGTCAAGTGGCACGTCGCGACCGGAGCGGCGCCGACGATTGCCGTTAATGGGCTGACGGCCAAGAATATCAAATGGGCGAACGGGACTGCTGTCGCGGCGAACGATTTCGCCATCAATACCTATGCGTGGATGTTCTACGACGGCACGCAGTTCATCGTCTCGACCAACATGGCGCCGCCGTTCCTCAACCCCATGACGACGGCTGGGGACATCATCTACGGCGGAGCCTCGGGTGTTCCGACGAGGCTTGCAGCGGGGACCTCGGCTCAGGTTCTGACTGGAGGCTCGCCGCCGGTTTGGCAGGCGGTGAACGGCACTCAAATCCGCATGGGCTCGGATGCGCAGGGCGATGTCTATTACTACAACGGCACGAACGTGGTGCGCCTGGGGGCCGGCACGGCCGGTCAAAGACTGACGACCGGCGGCGCTTCTGCCAACCCATCTTGGGCCTCGGATCGATGGGTGTCGCTGGGCATAACCAACGCGGCTGGCGCGGCCTCGGCAACGCTGGTCGCGCTTTTCGACGATACGAAATACTCGCGATACGCGATTGAGATCACCGGCCTCGTGCCTGCCACGGATGCAACCGATCTATATATGCTTGTCGGCACTGGCGGAACGCCGACATACATCACCGCCAACTACAATTACAGCGGCGCAGGTGCCGGCGACGACGGCGTTTACTCGGGCGCAGGCGCAACGTCACAAGCGCAGATGCTGGTCAACTATGCCAGCACTGGACCTCATCTCTCGAACGGATCGAGCACGGCGGCGGATGCAACGATCCTATTCTCTAATCCGCAGACGACCGGCACGGATAAGATTTTCGACACGCGCATTACGTTCAAATCTTCCGCAGGCCATTACATAAAACTAACCGGCATGGGCGCCTACACGGTTACGGGCGCAATTACTGCAATCAAGTTCCTGATGTCGTCGGGGAATATCACTGGCTCGTTTCAGCTTCTCGGATTGCTGAAGGCATGATCCGCCTCGCGCTTCTCATCATCCTGTTCGCCAGCCCGGCTTGGGCGCATGGCGACGCCGACTGGATTCGCAAGGGCGGTTACGCGAATCCCGCCGATCCCCGGCAATTTTGCTGTGGGCGCGTGGATTGCGTCGAGATCGCCGCAGAGCGCGTTCACGAAGGCCCGGACGGCTACAAACTCGACGACTACGGCGAGACGGTGCCGCACAAACTTTCGACGCCCTCGGAGGACGGCAAATACTGGCGCTGTCAGTGGGGCGGCGAGCGGAAGTGCTTCTTCTATCCGCTGACGGGGTTTTGAGATGCGCTCGCTCATCCTCGCGCTCGCCCTCTCCGCCTGCGGTTCAATGGACCAGGAAACCGCCGTGCTGGAGGGCTTGAACCTCGAACACGGCATCGGCGGCTGCCTGATGCTCGTGCGCGCGCTTGAAGGTGGTGGATGGCGGATCAGGCCGCGGAGTTGTCAGCGATGAAGATTTATTCGTCGTGGCGCATTCGACGCGAGCGCAATCGCAGGCTCGTGTGGTTCGCTATCTCGCTCGGGCTGACGCTGGCCGTCATCGCTCTGGATTATATCCATGTCCGATAGCCCCAACATCGCGCAGCAATTCTTCGACGCTGTCGGCGTGCCGCTGGTGGCGGTTATCGCATCGGTGCTCGGCGCGGTCGGCGGTCTCGCCTTCGCAGATAAGGTCACGCCGCGCATGGCCGCCATCATCGTGGCAATGGGCGTGGGCTTCGGCTCGTTCGGCAGTCAGGCCGCCGTCGCGTATCTGACGCTCAATCCGCTGGTGGCCGGCTTCATCGGTTTTCTCGGCGGCATTCTCTCCATGCCGATCCTGGGCCTCGTGTTCGGCGTGTTCGCGCGCTGGCGGGATAAGTCGTCGGACATCGCGGATCGCGCGGTTAATCGCGCGCTCCCCGGTGGCGAAAGCGGACGGCGCGAGGAAGAGCATCACGATGAGGAGCACCACTGATGCTCTTCTTCTGCGCCGTCGTCGTTCAGCACATCACCATTTGGTCCATGATGGCCTATCCATGATCCAGGGTTGCGACACAGCGGCAATCGTCACGCCCTACGTGATGCGGCTGGCCGGTGCCGGCTGCAAATTCGTGGGCCGCTATCAGTGGAGCCTGACCGTCGAGGAAGTGGCGGCGATCCATTCCGCGCAGATGCGGGTGCTCCATATTTTCGAGGGCGGACGGAACGCGACGACGCCCGCATATTTCACGGCGGCGCAGGGCGACGCGGATGCCAGGAAGATGCTCGCGAAGGCGGCCGCGCTCGGTCAGCCCAAGGACAGCGGACTTTATTTCGCCGTGGACACCAACCCTGCGCCCGATGATGGCGATTCTGTAACGCCTGACGTGTCTGATGTGGTAAAGTACTTCCAGCGCGTGTGCGGGCTCGTCAGCGTCGGCGGCTATCGAGTCGGCGCCTACGGCTCGGGCCTCGTGCTCGAAACCTTGGGCCAAGCGAACTTGATTGAACTTGCGATGCTGGCAAACGCCTCCGGGTGGTACGGATCGAAAGACTTCACAATGTGGAACGTACATCAATACAGCGTGCCCCGCCCCGCGTGGCCAGGCGCGTCGCTGATGATCGATGCATGCGAGGCGTACGATCTCGATGAAGCGGGGTGCTGGTGATGGCTTGGCTCGGAACATTTCTCGCGAGCGCGCTATTCAAATACTTCATCGGCCCGCTGTTGCTCGCCGGCATCGCATTCGGCGGATATGAGGCGTGGAAGTGGCATGTTGGGCGCGAGGCATTGATCGAAGCGCAGCGCGAGGCATTGGTGAAGGCCGCCGTCAACCGTCACGACAAGAAGGTGGTCGAAGGCAACGTGCGCATCCTGGATGACACGACGCTGATCGAATGCACGGCGGGCCGGCTCGAATGCTGCAAGCAGGGGGCGAAATGCACCGCACCATCCCCGTGATCCTGTTGCTGGCGGGCTGTCAAAGCGCGCCAACGCTGCCACCGGCTGTCGATCTTTGTGAGAACTACCAGAGCTCGGTCATTCCGCGCGACGCCGGCGCCGTGCTCGTGAAGTCGCCTGACGGCAAGTTTCACCTCCAGGCCCACGGCGCCAACGAGGTTTTCTTCCACGACAAATGCAACCGCCGCTCACCCTGAAAGGAACGACAATGACCGACCCGCTCCAGACCGCCGCTCAGACCGCCTCGACCGTCCGCACCGAGGCCAACACCTTCGTCAATCGGAACTGGTGGTGGCTCGCCATCGCCGTGTTCGCCGTGGGCGACCTCATCGGACACACCCGCTGGCCGTTCTGATGCTCCGCCGTCTCTGCCGCCTCTTCCACAACCTGAGAAGGATACTTGCCATGCCCGCCGAACTCGACCGCCTGAATGCCTCTTTCGCCGGCCTCAAGACTTCCGTCGAGGCCGCGCTCGCCAAGGTCAACACCGGTATCGACCCCGCCGCCCTGACGCCCGTCGCCGACGGGATGGACGCGCTCAAGGCCGAGGTTGACGCCGTGCTGACGCCGCCGGCCGCACCCGCCGCGCCGCCCACCGCATAGCCGGCCCTCCGGCTATCCGCGCGGCCCGGGGATTGGCCGCAACCCAGCCTGTCATTCCGCCCTATTAAAACGATAGGTGCGAATCGATAGGTCAAAATGATAGGTTGGGTTGGATCGGTTCCCAATCACGCCCAGACGGCCATCATGCTTCGCCCGGTGTGGGTGGCCTGCGGTACGAGAGCCGTGATCTGGCGCTAAGACCGGGTGTAGGGGACGGGGCTGCCTGGCGTGAGCTGAAGGCCCCCTTTATCGATCCGAGAATGCCACTGCGCCGCTTGTCCTTCGGGGCGGGCGGCGCTATTTTTCGTTTCAGGTGCGGCGGCGTGGAAAGCAGACACGGAATAGAGACACGCACATAGCGTTGAGCGGGACTGAGCGGACGCGCTTAGATCGCCCGAGGATTCCTCCAAACTCGCTCGTAGCCGGCGTAGCGCCGGCCGAAGTGCGCAAGGCGGTCTTGCCGAGATGCACTTGCTGTAGCAGCTCAGAGAAGGTGAGCAGCGCCCGGTCCATCCTCAATCTCCCAAATCAGCGAACGTGACCGCGGTCACGACGGCGGCTCCGGCAGCGGCATCCAATGAAGCGGATCGCACCAGGACGAGAGACTATCTCCGTCCATGCCGAGCCAACCGTCCCATGTGCCCTTAACGAACCGCCCCTTGTCCGAACGCTCTTCGGCTTTCCAATATGCGCCGACAGTCACCGCGCCAGATTCGAGACCCTTCGGGACATGAAGCAGCACAAACCGCCCGTCCTTTGGCGCGCTGTCCATCGATTTCCAGGTCATCTCCGCTCCAATCTGCGCACGCGCTCGCACAGCCCGATCACCAGGCCCGTCATGACGCCCGAGTAGATGATGAGCGCGGCGAGGATGAGGGTCATTTGATTGTCAGATCGGCGGCTAATCCTGATCGCCATTTTTGGTCGTCAGTCAACTCGCCAATGTCACCTGGGTGCATTTCGTCAGGCCGACACAGCACTCGGTGGCCCGCGAGATATTCAATCATGTCGTCCCAATCCCGCTGCCGCGGCACGTTTTCAGAGATGAAACTGAATTGAAGCTCGGAATCAGAGATTTTCAATTTGAATGGACGATTTTTGCGGACGCAGACCGTCATCACCCCACCCCATCCATCTCACGCGCGCGGTCCCAATGGCTGTATGATGCCTGGACCATGAATTTGTTGATCGTGTCGGTGTCGGCGGCGATCAGGCATCGCTCCACGAGCGCGCGCAATTCGATCTCGGTGCTCTCGATCAATGCCAATGTTTCGGCGAGCGAAAGCTTGCCTGCACGAACAGCTCGGAGTGTCGATAGATTCGGCTCGGCGACGGGCAGTGTTAGGCGCCTCTGCGTCAGATATTCGATGCCCTCGAATCCAAGACGCAATGCGTGCATCGCGAATTTGGTATCGTAGCCATACTTTTCGACCAATTCAGGGCGGTTTACCTTCTGGTTGCGCTCGCCGGTTAGCGACTTTTTCTGTCCGGTGAGGTATCCGAGAAACCGCCATCCGGCTTCGCGGCTCACGAAAGCTTCCCGGATATCAAGCAGTCCGCGCCCCAATTCCGTTTTGATGATGTGCTCCGGCAGCCAAAGCAAAACCAACACGGACGGATTGCCCTGCGCAGCGAGGCGACAGAATTTTCGCAGGCTGTAGATCGTCAGGTCCAAGTCACCCGGACCGCTGCGCACACCCTCGGGTTTGTCACGATAGATATAGTGTTCAAAAAGCGAGAGACCGCACACATACTCGGGCGGCTCCATGCAGACGCCCATTTCATCGCGGTCGTCCTGGCCTTCGATAGCTGTGCCGTGCGCGGTTGAGCCAACAACGCCGCGCAGAATTTCGTTTGACAGGGCCAACATTCGTTTATCGGTCATGGATTATCCCACGCGCGCGGAGGCTGGCTATCACCAGGGCGAGCGCGGCGAGTCTCGCAATCAGGTCACTCACGTTCGATCTCCGCGCGGAGTTGGGCTATCATGGCGCTCCAAATCCTACCAGGATACATGATGAAGGAGTCGCCGAGCTTGAGTTCAAAGCCGCCGGCATCCATTGCGGCTGCTAACATCTTCTCGCTCGGCTCAGCGGCGGCAGAGAGGCCCGCGAGGATGGCTACTTTCATATCAGCCATTTCCCCAGCGCGTTCATCAGGATGGAGGCCGTCCCACATTGCTGGTTTGTGAAATTCATCGACAGCACGGCACTCCGCTTCAATCGCCGGGTGTTCTTTACTCATTGCCGGAAGCCCCATGATAATTGAGGAGTTGGCGATTTTGTGAATTCACCCCATGCCGTCATTATGGCGTTGCTACCAGGGAAAATATCGGTCAGTTCATCGTCGGCGTTGGCGCCAAGTAGATCGAAAATCCATCGGCAGAATTCTCGCGGCTTGGCCCCGGTAAGGCCCCGTCGAAGTGTAATATTAGCTGAAACCCAATCCCGCACAGTCGGCTCTATGCGAGATCGTTTCCGGCCGCCACGAAAGATCACTGGCTCCCACGCATAAGCAGGATTGACGTTTGGCTTGAAGATCGCGAAAGGTTTTACCCAAGCGCCGACACGACAGTCCGGCGGACAAAGCGGCAAGATCGTTCGGAGTGACGGCGCGCTGCATGACATCACCCACCCATCATTAAATTCGCAGCCGAGCCGATCTATTAATTTCTGATGAGTTTCAACGCGGTCCCACGCAAGGGCATCAGGATGATGTTTGGCGTACAATTTTCCGCATCCAAGATATGGTGGATCGGCATATGCAAATCGCATCCGCTCACTCATTGCCGGGGTCGTCCTTCGCGGTCGGACGCGGCATCTTCATGATCCTGTCCGTTAACTGCTTGCGCATGGCCTCGATTTTCTCGGGCGGATTGTTGGGCCACAGCTCGGCGAGTAAATCTTCCGCTTCACCGAGCGCGCTGGCTTGGTCGATATTCAGCGAATGGGCATGGTCGAGTTCAGCCCGCATCGCCTCAGCGTGCGCCTCGGCGGCCTCACACCGATCATTGGCGCAGTCACGTTGCCACATTAACTGAATCGCATTTTCGCGCGCCTCATCCCGCGTGAGTTCCGCTTCGCGCGCTCGGGCGGCAATATAGGCAGACGCGACCAAGACAGCGTCTTTCTCAAATCCGACTGACGATTCATCGTAAGCGCCAACCACAATACGCTGCGCAGCTTCCGCCGCCCGTTCGTCGGTGACGCGAGTGGTCATGGTCGCACCGCTTTGGCAATAGCGCGATCATAGCGCCGCAAGCATCGAGTTCCTTCTTCTTTGCAAATTCGAATCAGGCGCTCTCCGGTTCCGTAACAATCCGAACTTATTAGACCGCCCTCCATCAGGGCAATCACCGCGTAAAATATATTGAGATCAGTGTGCGCCCGCGCTGCCTGTTCAGCGAATTCCTGTCTGTCGGGTTTCACGGCTTCACCGCGAGGCCAGCGGCGATGAGGGCGTCTGCGATGTCCAGCGACATGGCGCCGTTGTATTCAACGCGCGGCAAGACAATTTCGATAATCTTGGAGCGCACCGCCTCCCGCGTCGGCTCGGCTGCGTCGATGGCGGTTCGCAATGCTTCCATATCCTCGCCATATTGCGGGCCGGTGTAAGGGCAGCCGTGAATAGCCGCGATATTAAAGGCATTCAGCGCGCCTCCATGCGCCTCGATGGCATCGAGCTTTTCCAACAGTGCGCGCGCCGCCTCGACGATGCTCATGGCTTTTGGTCCCGGATGGCTTGGGCAGCGGCAAGAGCTTCTTGTGCCGTTTCCCAGCGGTGGTTGGCGTAAATGGATTCTCTGACCTCAATCTGAATACGATGGGAGACAAGTTGAATTAACCCAATCAAGCCGGCCAGAGCCGCCACGGTGTCATCATTATTTTTCCGTTCCTCCGCGCGCCCGGCGGAGAACTTGGCCGAGACTCTATCGACCGCATCTTCACAGACCCCTACACATCCGCGCGGCTCTTTCCCGACCGCGAAACAGGAACACGATCCGGGCTTGCTATGTAAGGCTTCACGCGCCCTCTCGCGGTCATCGCGCGTCGGTTCGTGGGATAGAAGGGCGCGCAGTTGTTCGGCAGCAAACCGAAGAATACCCGGCAAGCCACTGTCGAGCGGCCGTCCGTGTTTATCAATGTCGCGCGCGTAAGCCTCCAGTGTGGATGGGGTTCGTTTCAACCGGTCAGCGGTCGATTCTTTCGGCCCTTGTTGTGTCTCGCTCATCACCCCATCTCCCTATGAAACTTCTCCGCCCGCGCTCTCAGAAGGTCGGCGAGAAGATATTTGTCTCTCCCAAGTTTGTCGCGCCAGAATGCCGCCTCCCCTTCCCCGCCGTGTGATTCCATGTGGTGCTCATGGCAAAGCGGGAGCGCCCAATCATCCCTGGGTTTTTCTCCAATCCCGGCGGCGTGGCCCAGGCGAAGGTGTGCCGGATCGCTCGGGAGCTTCCCGCAGATGAGGCATGGAACATCGCGCATGCGATCAAGGTGCTTGCGGTCCAAGACCTCGACGCGTTTGGGGTTGGCATTCATCGCAGATTCGCCTCGGCTCTTTCGTTCGCAGCCTTCGACCGCATCAGTTCGATGTAGGCTTGGTAGACATCGTAGGAGACGCGGGCTTTGTTGGCGTCGCGTCTTGCTTCTCCGAGCGCCGCAAGATGCTGGCGATACTTTGGTGACACCCTGCCCGCACGTTCGATGGCCGCTTGCGTTGTGGTGTCTTCATTGCGCGCCTCAATCTCGCATTCCGCCAAAACCGACTTCGTCACATCATCAAGCGCTTGGTAAGCCGAGTTTGCATCCGCCCATCTATCTCCGCGTCGGCGGAGTTCGTGGTACAGTTCCTCGGCGTCAAGCTGCATCGGGGATCAGTGTTTTCAGCCTCATTCCGAACGCCTTGCGGAGCATCTTCATTTCCGCGTCCGTGAAATTGGCCTTCCGGTTTTTGATGTCCGTGCCGATCACCTCCAACTCCGCCTGAGTCTCGGCGATGTCCATGCGGTCAAGCAGAGCCTCGGCGGCGGACGTGATGGGCGATTGGGAAGGAGGCTCCGCCGTAGAATTCCGAACCGGCGGAGCCTCCGGGCTACCGGCGTCATTGCCGGCGCTTTCGATGACGGGCGGACGGTTGGCGAATTTCTTCTCCAGCTTCGACTTGTGGTCTTCATAACGCTGGAGCGTCACGTCCGCGTAATTCAGGCCCGCGCCATTGGATGCGGCCCCCTCAGCTTTGGCGAGGAAGTCTTGGACCTCCGGCGATTGCCAGAACGCAAGCAACATGTCGGGATCGCCGCACGCCTCGATTTCGTCCGCGAGCCGGTCGGCCTCGGCCTTGATCGGATTGCCGCGCTGGCCTTCGACTTTTACGGCGCCGGGAATCGTCTCGACCTCGGTTTCATCCAAAAGCCCGAGGCCACAGTGAGCCAGCACCGTCCGTCGAATGGCCTTGGTCGTGGCCTTCAAGAGGGCATTGGACAATGCCTCGCCTTTGAGGCTGCCGAGTGGCACGGCGCCCATGTTCTCGCTGAACCGCCCCTCTTTGTCCGTCACGCGCGCCTCGACACAGTAGATGTCGTCGATCTTTTCCCGCTTCGTGATCTGGACGGACAGGCCCCGTGTCTGGCAAAGCTGCTGCGTCGCCCCTGCCGTGGCGTACAGGACTTCTTTGCCGTTGAGCCGGAGCAACTGGAACGGCTGCGCGGCGGGGTCCAAGCCAACCTGCTTACAGCGATAGGCCACGTACTGAAGCTTCTGCGCTGGCGTCAGCCGCCCGACATCGCCGTTGAGCACAAGGTTTTCGACGATCTTGGGGTCGAGTTCATCGCGGGTGACGAGTTGGTTCATGGTGTCGCTCCGATTTCCTTGAGGGCGGTTTCACAAAACTCCTGCGCGTCTCCGATACAACAAACGATGCTGTCCCAATGGTCATCAACTTCTGTTCTGGACTGGCTGCCCGTGGGGATCAGCGCCATCGCCTTATTGAGCAAGTCGCGCACCTCCCGCAGCTTGTCGGCCTCGTCGTCGATGGTGCGGGTCATGGCTTCTGCTCTGAGCACCACTCACACCATCGGCGATGCAGATGAAGTGGAACGTCGTATCGTTTGATGCGATATTTCATCCCGGCGAAGATTTCCGTTTCCTCGCGTTCAATAATAAGATTTTTCTTCATCAATGCGGCCAATGTTGAAGGGTGGTGATAGCCGTCTTCGCCAATACAGATTTGCTCGAACGCGGCGCGCTGGCGCTTTGAGCATCCCTTTGCTGGGTGATCCGTCATCACGCTTTCTCCTCGCAATCCGCAGGAAGGCCGCCCATCGCCCTCACCCTTTCGTTCATCCGACTGCGCTTCAGCAGCTTCTCCGGCACCCATTTCCGCATGTTCTGATTGTCTGCCGGGCTCCAGTATTCGATGAGCGCGCCGCCCATCCTGTCGATATCAAGCACCGAAACATCGATGCATTTGTATTCAGCCGTGTGTCCGACAGTCGGGCGCCACGCATGGGCGAGACGCGGGCGCAGATACGAGCGGATGTCGATGATGGCGGCGGTCATAAGCTTTGCTCGCGAATGTGTTCGGCGATAGTTTCGGCGCCGGCCGCCCAACCGCGACACCACTCCAACGCGGGGTCGGCGGCCTTCGCATGCTTCTCGGCAATCTTTGCGCACCGTTCGATTTCTGTCGCACAAACCGCTGATATCAATTCAAGAGCGGCGGCTTCAATCTCTGCGCGAATGCGCTTGCCGCAAAGTCCGTGAACTGGGAGACGGGCGAAGGCCCTTGCCATCATTTCGTTAGTCATCGCCAGAACCACCAGAAGGCCATGAAGCCCATCGCGATCCCCGCCACGACGGACATGATCGCCCACGGCAGCACGGGCTCGCGCTTCTGCTTGGCGCGGCGCAACATCAGAGGCACGTCGTCCAGCATGTTCATCGCCCTACTCCGCCGCCAGTTTTGTGGTGACCGTGGCCTTCATCGCTGGCCATTTGCCTTTCGGCCACCCCCTGAGGCACGCCAGGAAGTGCTTTGTTTGGGCGGCCCAGGCGGCGGCCCAGGCGTCGGTGGCCCAGGCGGCGTCTCCGGCGGCGGCGATGGCCCTGGCGGCGGCCCAGGCGGTCCCGGCGGCCCAGGCGGCGGCCACGGCGGCGGCCCTGGCGGCGGCCCAGGCGGCGTCCCCGGCGGCCCCGGCGGCGTCCCCGGCGGCGTCCCCGGCGGCCACGGCGGCGGCCCTGGCGGCGTCCAATTCTTCCTTCGTCGCTTTCTTTTTCAGAAAGCGCTCTACCACGTCGTTGCACGCCTTTACGCGCGGATCGGTGCTTAGGTGTTCGACCGAGCGCGCGAAATCGAGCGCGAGGCGCCGCGCGAACCAATCGACGTTATCGACCGCGCGCAGGCACCACAGCGCGTCGTCCAATCCGTTCGATTCCAGGATCGTGGCGAGCGACAGCCGCGCGTTGTCCGGTTTTGTCTTACCGAGCGCCTTGAGCAATTTGCGCCAGCCGCCTTCACACGGATCATGCGCGCGGATTTTTTCGAGCGTCGTATAGAGCATTACTCGACTCCATGTTGGCGGCGGATTTCGGCGCTCAACTTGCTGATGCAGTCCAGGCCCGTCTCCAGCGTGATCTCCAGATCGAGGCCGAGGTCCACCTTGTGGATGTTCGACAACCCGGCGATGACGGCGACGGCCTGACGTAGGCGCCACTCGGCTTCATTGACGGCGATCATTTCGATGCCGGCAGCGTTCTCGCGGCGCTCACGCTGCGCGTCGAGCCACTGCCCGTCGCGAGTCTCGGGGGCGTCAAGGATGCCG